CACGAAGCTCCAGATCGAGAACGCCGCCAACACGGGCCAGGTCGGGCTGCTGACCGCGTTCAACGACCTCATCCCGGACACCGTAGAGAAGCTCTGCGGGCTCGCGATCGAGCACGCCAACCGCTTCCTGCCGGACGAAGAGCGCGCGAAGCTGATGGAGCTCGTGAAGACCGCCGAAAACGAGGCGGTCGGGCGCGTCATGATGACCTCGCTCATCGACCAGGACACCACCATCAAAGCCTGGCGAGAGCTCGCGTTTCAGGTGCGCGCGAAGGTGGCCGCCGGGTGGAGCCTCACCGGCGCGGCCATGATGATGCGTGCGGGGCGCACCGCGAACCTCAAGTTCAAGCAGTTGGACCGGGCAGGGCGGGCCTGGGACAGCGCCCTCTATGCGAAGACGACGCTGCGCTCGCTTCTCCTCACCACCTACGTCGAGTCCTACCTCTACGCCGCGGCGGCACGGCCCGTCGACGTGGCCCTGGTCGACCACGATGACGGGCACAAAAACAACCACTTGATGTTCTCGATCAACGGCGCCACGCCCGGGATGCCGACCTTCGAGGAGATCCGCGAGGATGTCTTCCACCCGAACTCCCGCGCGTTAGTAAGTCACGGCTGATATACTCAAGCCATGTTTATCCCGCGCATTCCTTGCACGATCACGAAGGTCGGCGGCCACACGGTCTACGGCCAGGAGCTCGAGGGCGCCAGCTACTCGGAGCTCTGTAACGTCGTGCGTCTGCGCAAGGAGCACTTCCATACGACCGTGCGCACCGACAGCTCGGCCTCGCGCGGCCATGCCGATGAAGTCCGCGCGGACGTGATCGTGCTCCTCAAGCCGGAGACGAAGTGCTCGCTCGGGGACAAGCTCACCGTGGGCCACCTCTCGATTCGCGTCCAGAATCTCAACCCGAAGTATTCCGTCATGGGCCGCCTGCATCACTGGGAGGCGAAGGGGGAGGTATGGGAGTAAAGGTCACCATGCGCGGTCGCAGCGGCCGCATCATCTCCCGCTTCGACCCCGACTTCCTGGTTGGCGAGATCAACCAGGCCGGCGAGCGCGCCGTGAAGGGCGTCTCGGACATGATGAAGAAGGAGGGCGAGCAGATTCAGGAGCTCGCTCGCGACTATGCACCCTACGACGACGGCTACCTCGAGAAGTCCATCAAGGTCCAGTCCGGCAAGGACGAGAACGGGCGTGTGGCGGTGACCGTCTACGTCGACGGGTCGACGCCGGCCGCCGGCGGCAAGGCCGTGGGCGACTACGCCTTGCTCATGCACGAGGGCCTCGGCCCCTATGGGTCGGGCTACTACAAGCCCGGCGAGGGCACGATGGCGAAGATCTACGCCGGCTTCAAGGCGGGCGGCAAGTTCCTCGAGCGCGCGTTCAAGGAGCGCACCCGCACCCTGGTCGAGAAGGCGGCGGCCGCCGCCCGGAGGGCGCTCAAGTGAAACTAGAACCGATGGCGGAACGCCTCGAGTCCGAAGGGCTCGGCAGTCAGGGCGATGACATTTTCATCAACTTCATGCCAGCCGAAAAGACAGGGCTTCTGCTGCGCTACCCCTTCGGCGGCGTGATGATCGACCACGACCTGCCAGGCTACCGCAAGGGCAGCTTCCAGCTCATCGCCCGCGGCAAGGACTACGAGACCGCGCTCGAGCTCATCAACCAGGCGATCGCCGCGCTCGAGATGGAGGAGGCCGACCTTACAGGGCTGCGGGTGAAATACATGCGGCCGCGCCACGATCCGTTCACGTTTCCGACCTCCGTGGGCAACAACGTGGAGTTCCTCGTGAACATTGACGTGTGCTACGTTATACTGTAAGATCAGTCACCGCTGAATTACTGCTCGGAACGAACACCCCTTTGCAAAGGAGCTGCACATGAGCGACACCCGTAACGTCAAGCTGGGCGTTTGCCGCGTCTACTTCGACGGCATCGACCTCGGCTACACCAAGGGCGGCGTCGAAGTGTCCGTGTCGACCGACACGCACAAGGTCGAAGTCGACCAGTTCGGCAAGACCCCGATCAACGAGTCCATCCTGGGCCGCGAGTGCAAGGTCAAGGTCCCGATGGCCGAGACGACCATCGAGAACATGGTCAAGATCATGCCCGGCGCGACGCTCGTGCAGACCGGCGGCGTAAAGGCGACCGGCAACCTCGACTTCGCCGGCAACCCGACCGACGGCCAGACGATCGTGCTGAACGGCAAGACCGTCACCTTCAAGACCGCGGGCGCCATTGCGGCGAACCTCGAGGTCAACATCGCGGGCAACATCGACGCAACGCTCGCCGCCCTGGTGGCGATGCTCAACGCCTCGACCGAGCCGGCGATCGCCGTCGCGCAATACGCGGCCGACACCGCCGACGACCAGCTCGACATCACGTATGGCGAGTTCGGCACGGCCGGCAACGCCTACACGATCGGCGCGGGCACCTCGGGTGCGACGGCCTCCGGCGCGACGCTCGCCGGCGGCGTGAACCCGACCAAGAAGCGCGTGGACGTGACCTCCGGCGTGGGCACCGACCTGCTCGCGAACGCGAAGGAGCTGCGCCTGCATCCGAAGGCGCTCGCGGACAGCGACAAGTCCGAGGACTTCATCGTGCCCCTGGCGAACACCGCCGGCGCGCTGACGTTCGCCTACAAGCAGGACGAAGAGCGCGTCTACAACGTCGAGTTCATGGGTTACCCGGACTCGAACAACAACGAGAAGCTCTTCTCGGTGGGCGATCCGACCGCGGCGTAAGCGGTCAGTCACCCCTGACGTAGCCGGATGCTTCAGCCCGAACGGGCGATGAAAAAGACCAAGCAACCCTGGCCGCGGCGCCGCTCCAAACGGCGCCGCTACTAATCCCAAGGCCCGCTGCCCATAAGCGGGCCACCTTCTTCCCTTTTCATTCGGAGAAACCCGTGGCAAGCAAAGTGACGAAGATCCTGAACCTGGACGACCTGGCGAAGCACACTAAGACCGTGACGTTGCGCGGCAAGGAATACCCGGTGGTCGACATGACCGTCGAGCAGTTCATCGAGAGCACCTCCGCGGCCGAGCGCCTGAAAGACGACAAGGACCCGGTGCGCCAGCTCGAGGAGGCCGTGAAGCTCCTGAAGCGGTCGATCCCCGACTGCCCGGTTGAAGAGTTCCGCCGGCTGACCTTCGAGCAGCTCAACGTGCTCCTCGACTTCATCAACGGCGACCTCGAGAAGCACGCCGACAAGGTGCCCTCCGAGGGAAAAGCCCAGGCGGAGACGGCGACGAAGGCATAGTCGAGCTCGACTTCGGCTACCTGTTCTGCCGGGTCGTGCGCGAATACCCCCTCGGATACGAGGGGGTGATGAAGTTGCCCATGCGGGCGTTTTGGCTGTTGAGCGGAAACATCAACCGTCTCCGCGCCGAAGAGGACCTGAGAAGCCTGACGATCGCTGCAGCCGCGCAGCAGTCGGAATTCGCGCAGGAACAGCGAAAGAGCCTCATCGAAGAGATGGGGGAAGTGACGAAAGGCGCTGTGCCTGGCGACATTGCAGAAGATGAGCGCAAGGCCGGCATTGCAACCCTCAAGGCCCTGATGTGATGCGATGAACGCTGGCGACATCCGTGTAGATCTCGAGCTGGACGACAAGCACTTCCGCCTCACCGCGCGTGAGGCGGGGCGAGTGCTGCGCTCACTCGAGCGCCAGCTCGGCGATGTCGGCAAGGGCGTCAACGCCCTGGAGTCGCACTTTGGCAGCTTCACGACCAAGCTGCGCCACACGGTCGTCACCCTCATGGCGGTGCGCTTCGCCGCCATCGACTTCTACGACGTATTCCTGCGCCTCCCGCGCGCCATCCTGCAAACGTCGGGCGAGATCGAGCGACTGACGAAGCTGATGGAGGGTCTCTCGGAAGCCACCGACGAGGCATCGCGCAAGACCGAGGGTGGCAAGAACCTGGCGATGATCTTCGACCTCGCGCGGCGCACGCCTTTCGAGGTAAAAACGCTGGCCGACGCCTTCGTGAAGTTCAAGTCGGGCGGTCTTGACCCGACCACCGGCACCCTGCAAGCCCTCACCGACTCGGTCGCGAAGTTCGGCGGCACGAGCGAGACCATGCACCGCGCATCGGTCGCCATTCAGCAGATGGCGGGCAAGGGCGTCATCTCGATGGAAGAACTTCGGCAGCAGTTGGGTGAAGCCGTGCCCAACGCCATGAGGGCGATGGCGATCGGCACGGGCATGTCGATGCAGGACCTCATCAAGCACAT